AATTAAGGTTGTTTAGTAGTAGTACCGTCAGGATTAATTTGAGTGCCATCTGACAGTTTAATGGCATTTGGAGTAACATTAGAATTGTAACCACCGGCTTGATTGTGGCCGGTAAGCCAAGTAGCAAAAGCACCAATAACGTTACCAGCAGCGGAATTGTTAGGCATTTCGCCCTGTTGACGCATAGTAATATCCATCTTTTGCAAATCCTTGTTACCAAGGACCAGAGCAGTCTGCGCTTTGATATTAGCGATCTCGGTTTGAGACTTAGCATTTTGAATAGCTAAAGCGGCAATCTGAGCAATGCCGGTCTTTACGTCAACAGCAGTTTTAATAACATTTTGTTGAGCGTTAGTAAGATTAGCACGAGCAGCAGCAAGAGAAGCGGTCGCATCTGCTGAAAGCTGACCCTCCTGCAACGGCAAAAGGGTAGAAGAAACAAAACTATCCACATCGTTTTTAAAGGTTTGAGACTGCATATTAGCAACAGTGGCAGCAGTGATGGCAGGAATAGTAGAAGTCTCAGCAACAGTTTTATCAGTAGAAGCGGCATTGAGGGCGGCCTCAGTCGATTGAAGCTGAGAAGTAGAATTAGCTAGATGAGTCTGAGCAGCTAAGTTATCGGATTGAGCTGAGCCCAATTGGAGATTGTTGTAGGCTGCGAGACCGGACGTGAGATCAGAAGCCAAATCAGGCGCACGCTGAGGTGCTGATACATACTCGACCTTTGCCATCGACGGCGCAGCCTCGGCAACGTTGCCGGTGACGTTACCCGAACCGTAGACCAAATTAGGGTTAAGCCCAGCGTCCTCGAGACGTGACATCTGTGCGTCGGGAGCATTGTAAGCATTCTGATTGTTCCACATTTGAGTATTGTATGTGTCTTGCGCTTGTTGCTGTTGGAGCTGAAACTGTTCATTAGCCTGGTTGTTAGCGGTGGTATCGGCATTATTGATTAAGGAGGAAACAATACCGCCGACAACAGGTAAAGCTCCTCCGATAGCACCTAAGACCTGGCCGGCAGATAAACCGCCAGCCGAGGCCATAACTTGTAAATACATCATAAATGAATGTTTTAAGTAAGAGAGAAATTGACTGGTGTCAATTAGCATTAATACGTCAAGAGATTAATGCTGGGCGCGGACAGTGGCCCGGGCTTTTTTACCGATATCATGGATTTCAGCTATTTTAGGAGCGTTATGATTGGCATCATGAATATCCTTAGGAATAACAAGGTCGCCAGCAGCAATAGCTTGATTAAAGAGATCGAGCTGTTTTTTAGAAGCACGAGCGAGCATAAAGAGCTCACGGGTAGTAGCGTCGGGATATTCCTTGAGAGCCAAAATAACGGCAGTAGCGAGTGTAGGATCAGCTTCCAATTCAATAAGCTGTTCATCGTTTAACACGAGTTTACGAGTTTTGAGTTTTGTTGTCATTGTTTAGAGTTTGTGAAAGAGCTTTAGCAGCGGCAGCGACACGAGCGTCATAATCTGACTTTTCTTTCTGTGAACGAATTTTGTTTTTAGTAAGCTCAATATCAGTTTTGAGCATACGAGCACGGTGTTCCAACTTACGTTGGAGATCGATAATTTGGAATTTATCCAAATCATCATAAGGAGATAGGTCAATATCAGCGTAAACGGCAGGAAGCGTTGGGACAGCTTGGCCACGAGTGTAACGCTGAATAACCTCTGAAAGAGGCATAACCATGTCGGGAACAGTAAGGGAGCGTTTCCATAAAACAAGCTCCATTGTTTCCAGATGAGAGTAAGTCAAATGATTGACAATACGAGAATGAACATCTGCTTTTTTCATGTTAATTTGAGCGGCGTTTAGCCTTTTGTTGAAATGTACGAATAGCAGCGTGACGGGCTTCGTTTTGAGAGCGGATGAAATCGTCAGCGTTACCGTGAACTGAAACGTGTTGGTCGAAGACAGCCTTTGAAGCAAGGCGAGAAGCAGTCTGAAGCAAGTCCTGCATGTTTTCTTTATCCTGTTCGGAAAAGAGCCGGTCGGCATAATAACGAGGGAGGGCGGTACGGACCGCCGCCCGGAAGTGTAACATAGTTACGGGAGAGATCGGCTAAATGATAAAGCCGAAAATATGTTCAGTAAGATAGGATAAACCCATACCTTTAGACATCAAAGAGAATTCCTTTGCACGATCGTCATTACGATGTGCAGGAACACGAGAGCCTTTATTACAATAAAATACAGTGTAAGCAATACAAGACTCAGATAAAGGACGAGGGTCAATATAGACATCACCCATAAGAGCACCAGTCTCAGCGTCATACCAAGAACGCGACAATGTAGACTCAGGAACATTAAGTAAGACAATATGATAATGAGGCCGCCAATAGGTTGAGCCATACTCACCACAGCAATAATACTTAACAGGCAGAGGTAAAGGAAGAAGCTGACGCTTTTGTTTGCGAAGCAAACGATTTTTTTTAAGCCAATCCGAATGAATCGCCTTACGGATACGTTTAATAAAAAGTTGAACATCACGTTTAACTAAAGTCATATAACCATTAGGTGTAATACGAACACTATGAGGATCATAAGTAAGAGTGACCCAAAGTGAAGAAACGGAGACACGTTCCTGATGCATAATTCTAAAAGCCCAACCGTTAGCACGGCGAGTAAGACAATTAGGACACTTACCACAAGGCACAGGAATACGGTCTGATTTAAAGGAAGCACCACCGCCTTTAAGCAAAATAGTACGAGTTTTTTCGACATAAAAGGGAAATAAACAAGCCATAAATCAAAGAATAGAGAGTAACAGTATCACTACCGAACAAGACAAAGATAAAAAATAAAAATGAATAAAACAAGAGCCAACGCTCATTTTGTTGGCCTATGCCCTACGGCGCATGAGCTACAGTTTTAGGGGTGCTACCGCCCACTGTAGGAACACCAAGCCAGTCACCACAGACTGGACAGAATAAGACATAACCTTTAGGAGAATCAGGAAAGTCAAGAGCAAGCTGACCATGCAGCTTACTCTTTAACTTAACTTTATATAGACGGGCGCACATAGCGAGGAAGCTTACGCTCAACAGAAATCTTATGAAACCAATGAGCAAGAATATGACCAGTTTCATCAAGAGTAGCAAATATCCTGTTCAGATTGTTAAAAGGATAAGAACAAGCAATAAAATCAGAAGACAAAGACGGCAAAGAAGTAAACTTACGGTCCATATGCCAAAAATCAAGCGAAGTCCTAAAAGTACCACTAACCTGATTAAGCTTCGTACGCCATTCAGCATACATAGGAACATAACCAAAAGTCTCAGAATCAGTAGGTGAAAAAGTATAGAACAATTCCTGATTGAGAATAGGCTGTTCACCAAGCTCTGCAAATTCAGGCCAGGGAAAATCCAAACGAGACTGACGAAAAAAACGTTTTTCATAACCTTGATAATAACCTGTCTTAGGAAGAACAGACATAAGACCCATGATAACACCATGTTCTTCGGCATAGTAATGAATGCCCTGATTATGAGCAGCAGCAGAGATACCATGACCAGCCATTTGACCTTGAGGGGCAGTATCAGTACCAGTAGTATTCAATACCTCAGAAATAACAATAGGTTGATTAGTACCACCAAGATACTCAGGACGTTGCAAGCGAGCATCAGAAGAATAAACACCAAAATGTTGTTTTAAAACCTCAGCATAACGAGTACCACCACGAGAGTCAGCTTCAAGAAATTTTTGAAGTGCTTCACATTGACGAAGTTGTTCGATAGTACCCATCATCTGCTGGAAGTTATCAGCAGAAATTTGAGCAGCAGGAATTTCAAACGAACCAGGTTCAAGAGTACCGGAAGAATTACTAAACTCAACCTGACCGTGGGAAGCACCGGAGGAGTCAGGGTTAAGACGAACATTAGCACCAGTAGACAATAAAGGATCACCAGAGGTAAGGATACCTTTTTGAATGTTACCGTCAAAATCAACGGGGGCAGCAGAAATAGAAGAGGTAATAGGGATAACAACAGCAGGGCCTTTTTGAGTCCAAGGCTTAGCGGAAGTAAAATAATCACGGTCATAATTACGAAGCTGTAAAACAGACCAGTTGTAAGGAAAATCAGGGCCAGAGAAATTCTCGCCATCACTAAGATAGGGAGCAGTGTTCTGACCAACGGGAGCAGCGTCTCCCAAGTCTTCATCCATATACCAATCAGTAAAAATCTTCTGATAAGCAGCATGAAAAAAGGCACAGATCTGAGGGTTTTGCAAACCGGGGACGCAACCTAAATAATCATCCAAGGAACCAACCTGGATAATATTTGGCGTACCAGGGCCACCCTCAGGAAGACCAAGAGAACCGGTAGGAAAAAAAGGCATAGCAGGAGGAACAACCTGACCGGTAGGGGGAGAAATAAAATTCTCCCAATTCTGCCATAACAAACGGTAAGGAACAAAAAACCATTCGGTACGTGCATTTTGAGCGTGCATCACAGGACTAATCAAAGCCTGATAACGGATTAGAGCCTCAGTAGTGATATGAAAAGTATCACCAGGCATAACCTCCAAAGTACAGATAGGGACAAGCTGGCCAATCTCACAAGAAGTCTTAACATTGTGAGAAAGTGAAAAAGTGTTACGATTGACATTGTTGATAGGGCGGTCCATCAAAATAGGATTGCCAGTATCCAAAATACGTTGAGCCAT